CATCTGGAATACGACGGCCCACATAACAACGACCTTCCACGCCCTGCGATGCTTGCGCCAGTTGCCAAACAGCATGGCGCAGAACAAGGCATCCACGAACGGGAACCATGCCATGGTCTGAGGCCAGCCCACCGCCTCAGTCAGCACGTTGGAAAGCAGATAGGACGTGCATAGAAGCCAGCTTACGCCCAGGGCGTCCACTAGCCGCTTGTCACGACTAGCCGCCCATTGACTAAGCGCCCAAACGCCTATCGTGGCCAGACCATAGAGCGACATTGCCGACATTACGGACCAACCGGCTCGTCGGGATCGTCAACCGGAGGTTTGTTCGTGCCTCCGCTGAACAGCACGATATTGCCCTCTGGATTGGATTCCAGATACGCCCGCTGCGCCTTGTCCTGTAGATAGTGGACCTTGCGAGCCTCACGATTAGCCCGCTTGGCAAGCATCTTCACGCTATCCGCCAAGGCATGAAGCTGGGCTGTTTCGTCTTTCAGTTCCGCCAGCGTAGCGTCTAGCCGGTTCTGTGCTTCGCCTATGGCGTTAATGTGCTCTTGTGCGGTCATCAGGCCAGTCCCAGTTGCGTCAGGTTAATGATGATAGGGCGATTGACTTCAAAATAGCCAGTGCCGGTTCCGGTCCACTGGAAACTGATATTCGTTGTGCCAGCCGGGATTGCGCCTTCTGTATAGACGTACATATCGTCGCCCGTGCTTGTCCCGCCTTGCTCGTTGAACATGGCAAAAAGCTGCGTGCTTCCCCCCGTCGTATTCGCAGAAAGCGTCAAGGCTTGCGCACTATCGACCCACCGGACACGGTAGCCAATGCCGATAGTATCTCCAACGGCCCAGCCAAGCGACGAGAGCGATTGTGCCGTACAGTTGAAGCCAAAGCCCGTATCTGCCGTCAGGGTCGCGCGGAGCCATGACCCGAACCCATCAGCATCGGGGGGCTCTACCGACAGAACACCCCCGCTGCCAACTTGGGTATATCCGGTCGGAGGGGTGCCGCCTGTAAACGAGATGGCGTTGCCGTTGAGAGCAATCGTGTTTGGAGTTGCCGAAAAGAACCTGTCATCCGCCTCGGCAAGAAGCGGAGTAAGCGCATAGCTTTGCAGCGTTTGCTCACTGGCCTGAGAAGCGATGACCTTCATCCCGACACTGGACGGATGGACGGTATCGTACCCCAGACCCGTCTTGTATGTGCCCGAACCACCTGCCGAAAGCAGGGGCATGATGTCCACATACAGGATGTTATTCAGGCGGCAGTAAAGCTTGGCCCACAGGTTGAAGGCGCAGGCTTTGGAATAGTTGCCGGTGTTATCGACCGGCTGCAATCCGACATGGATTGGCTCGATCCCGCCCGCACGCAAGGCGGACCAGATCGACACGGCGTTGGCGCGCGTCGTCGTCATCGGGACGGACTGCGAAATGTCGTTCGTGCCAAACTGCGTGAAGCAGTGTGAGGCCCCCGATGCCAATGCCAGCGGGACTTGTTCGGCCAGGATTTGCGTTGAGGTCTTGCCGCCGTCTGCGTAATTCGCAGAGATGACATAGCCACCGTTCAGCCACGAATAACGGTTCGGCCACGGCGAGCCGTCGTAATACCCCTCAGTGACCGAATCCCCGATGCAAACCACCTTTGTGATTTTCTTCTCAGGGACCAGATCGACCCGCGTAATGACCTTCAGAACCTCGTTGGATTTGATCGTGCTGGAAATGCTCATTGAACCACCCAGTTGCTGATCGTGGCTACGCCGTCGGTGTCATAAGTGTAGGTTTGCACCCACGTCGTCACGCCGTCCGTTGCGGTAATGGTCGAGAGGTTCCCATCCACATACGCGAATGTCTGATCGTAACTGTCAGGGTTAAACGGGTTCCCCTCACTGTCCACCAATACGCCAAGTTCGGCCACGATAGCCTCCAGAAAGTTAGCCCATGTGATGACCTTCAAAGGCGAAGCGCCCTGATAGATCGCGATAAGGTCCGTGTCAGTCGGCGTGGTTGCCGCCGTAAGCTGACTGTATTGCTTGCGGATTACGTCGGTCATCGCAGCCCCTAGAACTTGATGATATAAAGCAGGGCAATGTTACGCGGGCGCGTCTCAGTGCCTCCGGTTGCTGACGTTGTGACCGTCGCCGTCTGAACGCCAGAACCCGATGCAATCGCCGTGTTAGGCGTGTCGTCCTGTTGCGCCGAGACGGTGTGTGTGTGGCTTTCAAACTCATCCGCCTGCGCCGAACCAAACGCACGGGCCGGATCGACCCCCCTGGTATCATCCCAACCGCGCACAAACTCGCCGCGAAGGTCCGGCACATTGAACGTAGTGGACCCATCCCCGGTCCCGAACACGGTTCCAATAACCGCGAACAGGGCCGCATAGGTTGTGCGCGAGACGGCGCTACCATCACATTCAAGCCAGCCTGTCGGAGCGGTTTCCGCAGCGTGATTGATGACGGAACCCACCGGAACCGCCGTCGCCCATGTGCCGTCCGAAAGCAGGAATGCGCGCCTTCCTGCATCGCCAGCCGCAGGAGCCGGAACAAGACCCTTGACCCCGCCAGACCCACTGTCACCCGTGAACGGATTAAGGATTGCCGTTGCCTGTGTAGCGGTCAGGTCTTCCGGTGCTCCCGAGCCTGCCGTGGTGCGGCCCTTGATAGTCTGCGTTGCCATATTGGCAAGCTTGGCATTCGAGAATGATGCGTCAGGAACCGTCACAGTGGACGTGAACGTGGCCGTTCCGTTGAATGTCTGGTTGCCTGCAAACGTGCCCGTGGCATTGACCGTCAACGCATCCCCGGCAGCATTGCCTAGCGTTACATCACCGTTGGCAACAAAAGCCCCTGACACCGTAATGCTTGTGTAGGTCACGGCCACCGGGAAGGTCACGCCTGACGTTGTCGCCGTCCAGACCGTCGTTCCTCCACATACCGCCGCGACCTGATTAGCCGCAGGGAAATAGAAGCCGGTATCAAGGTCGCCTGTCGCCCCGTAAGCGACCACAGACGTTGACCCTGCAAAGGTCGAGACGCCTTGCGCAAACGGGATGCGCGCCGAAGCCGTCGTCTGTCCATCGGAGGCCAGCGAGGTTGTCAGGGCGCTTGCAAGGTCAGCAAGCGTCTGGTTCCAGTCATCGGCCAGAATGGGAACGCCAGCAACAGCGGGGTTCCAGCTATTGGACGGAGGGGTATAGGAGCCGCTACCGTTGCGAGACATTATTCACGCCCTCCATTCAGGCCAAGAAGCGCGCCAGCTATAGCAGAACGCGCCGTCGTTCCTCGTGGCCTGTTTACAAGGCCGTTCACAAGATTGGAAAACTCTTGCGGATCAGACTGCAAAATCTCCGCAAGTTTCCGACTGTTGACACGGGCATTCAGATCACCAATCCCGCGTCGGATTTGGCCAGGAATGCCAACAGGGTTGGTCACGGCCTGCCCGATAGTCGATCCGGCACCGCCCGCGCGAAGTTGCTCATTCATGCCCGACGAAAAGGCCGTCTGTGATCCGGGGCCTTCACGCGTTCCAGTCGCCGCAAGCACTTCCACCAGATCACGCAAATCGCGCGAGGCCATAGGCGCTGCGACATCGACCGCGCCGAGAATGTTCTCACGCTGGACAGGGTTCCCGAACACGTCAGCCGCAAAGCGAGCGCCGCCAAACTGGTTAGGACCGGATTGCAAGTCTTGCGTAGCCGCCGCAGCGCGTTGACCCAGAAACTGACGGACCAGATCAGGCGGCGCGGTCGGATCAATCTCACCCATAAGGCGCAGGGCTTGCGCAGTTTCAGCCGGTTGACCGGGGAACGGGTCAGCCGGGAACAAGGCGTTAGGGCTACCCGCAAGGGCCGGTGTCGTTTCGTTCTGGCCTGCAAGCCTGCCGATAGTGCCAGCGCGAAGGGGCTCTACAAAAGCCTCGCGGCCTGTTGCGCCGGTAAGGCGAGCCATGCGGAAATCTTCTGAAGTATCGCCTGCCAGTTGACGCGCCAAACGCCCCGCTTGTTCTCTTTGTGACGCAAGCGTGTTGTTTCCAGAACTCATAATGCTGGGACGTGCGCTGTTTTCCAACTCATCCAGACGCTGAATAATTTTATCAATCGTAGAAATGTCGTCGCGCCAGCCTGTCAGTTGAGCGGCCAACTCTGGATTTCCCATCAGGTCTTCCGTCGCCGCCATGTATGACGGATTAGCCTCCAGCTGCCTTACAACATCTAGCGGGACCTCCTGCCCTCGCATGGCGTTATAGAACGGTTGTGCGCTCTCGTTTACACGCTGGCGCATGGTGTTAAGCACACCGGATGCGGCTTCCTGCGAGCGGCGAGCGACATCGCTAGGCGGGGCTTCCGGTGCGATTTGATCCAGAACCCCTGCAATGGCTTGGCGGGATTGCTGCGGACGCTGCGCCATAATTTGCGCAAGGGCCGTGTTATTGCCCTCCACGACACGTTGAACACGGGGAAGGTTTGTCGTCCCTCCGGTGACACGCTGCAAGGCTTCCGCGTTCGTCAGGTCCACACCAAGACGCGATGCATTCTGACGAAGGGCGGCGGCAAGTTGGAGTTGCTGCGGCGTTACGCCTTCCGTAGCCTCTCGAATGATGCCACGCGCGCCGCCTGCAAACTGGTTGCCCAGTCCAACGCCAAGGCCACCGACGACACCCCCTGCAATGCGGGCTGGCGTTTCATACGGCGTTCCCTCAGTCAGTTGGCCTGCGGTTTCACTCAGAAGGGCAGGCGCAATAACCGACGCGGCTTTGGTCGCAACGCCACCAGGAACAATCGCACCGGGCAGGTTCTGGCCTATCGTGCGCGCATACTCACCCGCCACCGTCTGCGGTTCGTAATAGTTTCCGATACCCGCTTGCAACAGCGCATCAAGTTGTGCCGTCGTCGGCAGATTGGACACCTGACGACCACCGGACACGCCAAGCGCATCCCGCATGGTGCCGGGCAGGCCAAGCAGTTGCGTAATACCCGTTGCAATGCCAGTCGGAAGCGAACGCACGGCGTCTTGATCCCAACGCAGCGGCGGATTGACCATCACACCGGGTTGAGCCTCTTGAGCCCCTAACTGTGCCGCTCCGACCGATACGTCTTCCGCAAGCTGGAATGGCGTCCCGTTATCGACAGACGGAACAGAAACCCAATCACCTTGCCTCAAGCCGAGCCCGACAATCTCATGCGGTGCGTAGCCTGACAGATCAATCGCCAGATCAGCGCTTTCTCCGGTCGGAACCATCGGCGCATCTTGCGTGTAAAGGTCCGCAGATTCAGCGCCGCCATATTCAGACAACATGGCGCGATCAATAACGTCCTGCGGGGTGCCAGCCGGAAAGACGACCTCAGAACCATCAGGCGCGCGCTTGATAATATCCTGTCTCATCGGCGCACCGGCTCCGTTTGGAATGCACCAGTAGCAGGATTGAAATACCTACGTTGCGGCGGTGTAGCGGGTTGCTGCCTTGGCGGTGCCGATTGACGGGGGCGAGCGGGCGCGGGACGGGCAGAGGCTTCACGCGGAGGCGTAGCACGACCCACAACGTTCTCAGGGTTCAAGCCATACTGCTCGGCCATGCTGATATATTCAGCCGTGCGATCCTGATAGCCTTGTTCATATGTGGCAAACTGCGTTGCCGCCGTCTGGACAAACTCGCGACGCTGTTCCGGTGTCAGGCGGTCGCCCGTTATCGCACGGTTGTAAGCGGCCTGAACCCTCTCAGGGACTGACCCCGTGTTTTGAGCCGTGGCAAACTCACCCTCACGCACGGTCGATTGAGGATCAAGCGTCTTCATGAACCCAAAGATAAGGGCGACATCCGACGCGCCGGAATCATCCGCCGCTGCCGCTTGAACCTTTTGATACCCGTTGCGCGCTGCCCTGTAATCATCGGTGGCCCGCTGATATTCGGTTCTCAGGCTACGTTCGTTTGCAATCTGGTTTCCGCCGGTCGATTGATCTTGCGGCCCACCTCGTTCAGCCCTCAGTCCACCGCCAACACGCTCAAAGCCTTCAGGCGGACGGCCAACAATCGTCGGAACCCCAAACGGGTTTAGTGAAACACCTGTCCCTTCAGCCACGCCGAACACATTACCCGCTCCGGCAATCTGATTCTCGTTCATGGCCTGCTGCGGAATGCCGCCCTCAATCGGTGTCCACTGGCGCGTGACCGGATCGACCACACCAGGAACGCCGTTGACCGCTTGATACTCGTAGCGCAGCGCTGCCGGTTGAGCCTGACGCAGTTGGATGTCTTGAACCATCTGTTCAGCCCTAGCGACCCGTTCAGGATCACCGCTGTTCAGGTCGCTCACAATCATCTGGCGCTCTTGCGGGGTCGCCGCGAGCGGGTTCTGTTCCGGGGCAGGCTGTTGCATCTGCGGAGCGGGTTGAGCCGAAGCGGGGGCCTGCATAGGAGCCTGTTCGGGCAAGGGAGCGCCTTGAACCGGGGCCACAGGGGCAATCGGAGAACTGACAGGCTCTTGCGTATTGGTCGGCATCATAGCCGGTGCGGGGGCCTGTGCCGGGGCTTGCGGAGCCGCTACAGGCTCAGGCTGGCCACGTCCACGGATGGCATTCACCAGACCCGTGATAGGGTTGCCAAGGCGACCGTTTCCGACCTCTTGAGGCGTTCCCTCAACGGTTTCACCGATACCCGCTGCAATACCCTGACGACGGGCAAGGTCCTTGTTCGATTGTTCAGCCTGCAAAGCCCCTTCGGTTTTCTCCGCAGCGCGTTGCGTCAATGCCTGCGCCAGAAGGCGAGCACCCAGATCACCATACCCGGCAATACGCTCAGGCGGCTTGTTCATTTGCTCCAAGGCTTGCGCCAGATATTGGCTGCGGCGTTGAAGCGGGGATGCAATCGGTTCACGCGCCATCAGATCACCGAATAATCGACCATGAGGAAGCCGTCAGGGCGGCGAATAACCGCCTTCGGATTTACGCTCATGACCTCTTGAGCCATTACGCCGACATGCACCGCAGGCGACCATAGATAGCGATAGGCATAGATCGCCAGACCATTCGCCATCCGACCGATGCGCATCACATCACGCTTCAATCGACGGTCAGAAAACGCCGTCATTGCCGCAGAGCCAAGCGAGAACAACCCACCCAAGCCAGCCTGTTGCTGCTGCTGTTGCGCATTGTAACGGTTCCACTGCGCCTGCTGATTAAGCGCATTGGCTCCCAGAACATCCGTCTGGCCTACGCTCGTCGGCGTGTATTGCACACCCTGAGGCGTGGAAACCTGACCCGTGCCAAGCAGGGCTTGAAGTTGCTGCAAGGGCTGATTTTGCACATAGGCCCGCTCTTGAAGGCCCTGCGTCCGCGCCTGATTATTGAACTGCGACCCGGCAATCTGACCCTGCAAAGCACGCATTTGCTCCGCACCACCGGCCTGAATAGCCTGCAAGCCCGCACCCGCGTAAGCATCCTCTCGATCCCGAGAGAAGTCCTGCCTCAGATTGCGCGAGGCTTCCGAGTTAGCCCCCAAACCCTGCGCCGCAAGTTTGGCGTCCAGTCCGCCTTCCATGCGCTGGAACTGCGGATCAAGGCGACGGGTCAGCCCCTGGTATGTCGCATCCTCAAAGCGCTGGCGGTCAAAGTTGTTCGCATCAAAGCCTTGAAGGCCGGGAAGCCCTGCCGTGTCCAGACCCTGACCCAGTGCCGTATTCACGCGCCCGATTTGATCGCCTGCCGTCGTGAGCGCCTGATTATAGACGTTCATGTTCTGGTCGTAGGCTTGCTGCTGGCCGGGGCTCAACGACGTGACCTGACGATAACCACCGGGCGCACTCGGATCAGCCACATACGAAACAGACCCGTTAGGCCCGCTCGTGTTAATCATGTTCAAACGCTGTTGCTCACGAGCCGTCGCCGTGTTTGCGGTCGATTGAGCATTGGCAAGCTGGACCGGATCAGGGGCCGCTGGCGCTCTAGGTGTCGGTTTTCCCATGATTCAGACGATGCTCCAACCACTCTGTCTTAAGCAGGCCGGAGACTATCGCGTCGTCATCTCCGAAGCCTTTACGGATTGTTCCCTCATGGAAAAACCCGAACTTTCGGAGGAACTGGCGAGCGGCCCGATTACGCTTCGGGGTTAGCGTCGTGATCCTCGCCACTCCAAGCTGCTGGAATGGATAGCTTAGGATAGACCGCAGAAGGCGAGGCGTCAACCAATCCGCCCGTTCTGAGGCAAAACTCACCTGTATATTGGCGTACTGTGGCTGATAATCGTGAAAAACCACCCCGGCGACAAGATTGTCTTGCGTGTCCACAACGCCTAACGCAGCACAAGGGCCGAAGCCGTCAACGCCTGGAATCCTGTCCGCAACCCATTGCGCGACAACGGCATCAAAGCCGGTTGCCAGCCTCAAAGCTGCCCGCCTGTCTGGTTCTGGTACTTGATATTGAACGCAATCACCTCAACCGGGGCGCTTGTCGTTCGGGTTGGTGTCTGGACGATAAGCACATCATTGGCCGCGCTGGCCACTGAGATTGCATCCGTCACGCCAAGGTCAACGTATGTGAACGCAGATACCTCAACCCTCATGCGAACAGAGCCGCAATAGCCAAGGCCCGTCGCACTGGTCCATCCGTCGCGGGTTTCGGTCGATGGCGACCACAAACCATCATCCCAAAGCGCCTCATCCCAAAGCGCGCCCGTCGTCTCGATCAATGTCGGGACCGACGTAGGTACACGCTCCTTGAAGTCCGTCACAATCTCGATAGCAGGCGCAATCGAGTTGCCGATTCTCAGGATAGGCTGGATCATCTCAAACTTCTTGAGCGACCCGCGCGAGCCGAAATAGTTAAACGCGGTTTTCAGGTCCGCTACGATGTTCGTTTCGTTGTCGGCATAGCCTTCATCCCAAAGGTAAATGCCGTCCGATGCCCCGAAATAAGCCCTGTCATTGGCAATCGCCCATGAGTAGGCATTCAGTCCCGTGAACCGGCACCATGCACCTGTCTGGACGTTCTGGACGTATTGTTCCGACGTGGCCAGTTCGGTAATCGGCACGTTGAAGATGGCCAGCGAGCCGCGCTGATAGAAGCAGCCTTCCCAGCCGAAGTTGTTACGATACCGCGTGGTTGCCATCTGAAAAGCGTTCTGGATACGCTGCGTCAGGGCGACAAGGTTCTCTTGCGCGCGGTCCAGTTTCAGGGCCTGAGACAGCGGCACAACGCCATCTGTTGTCAGGACCATCAAATCGGAGCCGTATTTGATCAGGCTACGGCGCGACAGTGGGAAGCCCACGTCATAGACACCGACAAGAGCCCAGTCATCGGCATTGCTAGGGTCCACGCCCTGATAAACAGCCACCTGACCTTGTGTCGTAACCCACACCGCCAGATCATCGGCACCGGACCCGCCATCCACCGTCCATGTGGCTTGGCAAAGAATCGACCCGCCCTTATCAAAGATAGGCCCCAGGTCGAGAAGGTTCGCCTCTCCCTGAATGGCAAACGGGTCCAGATACCAGACGCGCATGGAATCCTCTTGCAAGAGGAACAAGCGGCCCTTGTGGTCCATCACGTCAACGAGAGTGCGCGGGTCCAGCGTGATAACGCCAGACGATCCCGTAATCACCGTGTCCTGAAACGTGCTGCCGTCATAATACACAGGGTCCTGCGCACCGTTCACGGCATACAGAAAAACCCCTGCGTCATTGGCAAAGTTGATCCATTGCCAGCGAGGGCTTGAAGCCGCCGAATACACCGCAGACGGCGTTCCGTCCTGATTTGACATATCGTAGATGAACGCACCCGACGCGCCAAAGATATGATCAGCCGTGGTCGGAGAAGCCGGACGCCATGCCATCACCGTCTCCACCGGCAAGCCCAGTCCGGTTTGCCACGGGATATAGCCCTTGCGCAGTTCCACATATCCAGCGCGAGGGATGAAGTTATCCAGCGTCACTGCGTTTTGCGCAGGCATGTTCGCCAGAGGGCTTTGCGCATCCCATCCACCGACCGGAGCCGGAATAGCGCCACCCACCGTCACACGGCGTTGTGTGACCGCTCTATAGGGTTGACGCCCATAGGCTTGAACAGACTGCCTCATAGCGCCACCCACGTTCCGCCGCGTTGCTGATAACCCTGGCTTCCGACATAGAACAATCGCCCATCAGGGCTGTTCTCGGCAGACGGAAGGGCTGACCCATACCCCGGCGCATAGGCCGAAAGCAGTGTGTTCAACCGTCGCCGGAAGTTCTGCTCATTCTTCATATCGGAGATGGAAAGAGCGGGCGTCGTCATTAGCCGGGGCCGGGATAGTTGCCATCCTGAATGTTGTTCAGGTAGCTGTAGTTATAGTTCCCGCCCGAGATATCGAGTGCCGATGCCGCGCCATCACGGGCCATGCGCTGCGTCCGTTCGGTCATGTAGGTGCGGAAGTCCTCACCATAATCCAGACCCTTGGACTTCTCCCAACGCCAGCGAACGCCAAGCACAAATAGCTGCTCATCGAGATACGTTGTGTCCGTATCCAGCGTAAACTCGGCTTTCGGGGTTCCGTTTTCCGTCTTGGCCCAGTGCGTCGTGATGTACTCATACGCCACCGTCTCACCGGCAGTTGGCGTCGGCGTAACGAGAAACTGGCCATCGCGCTCAATGAACGTCAGAAACACGCGATTGAGTTGTGGCTGCGCCTGAATAGCCTGCCACTGTTGCGGGGTGATAGGCCCCCAGATGTTCCGCATCGTCGTTCGGTTGAAGAACGAGTTGGAAATGAAATGGTCCAGATCAGACGGCAACGCACTCGATTGAACGGCAGATGCCACCGTTTCAAACGTGTATTGCTTGCGCATGGCCTGCCAATCAAAGGCCCCCGAGAGTTCGTAACCCTCCTCGTTCGCCAGTTCCCATAGTTGGAGAACCTGCGCATCCGTAGAGCCCACAACCGTAGTCGGGACCGGCAGGGACACAAGGCGACAGACCTTCTGGACAATCGTCAGCAGGCTCATAATCAGGCTCCTTTAGGCGGTCGGCCACGACGCTTTGCGACAGGCTCCGCGTCTTCTACATGCGGCAGGCTTCCACCAGGAAACCCGTCACCGTCATGGTCGAGTTGCGGCAAGCGGCCTTCATTGAACCGCTCCCACTCAAACGCATGTTCGATCTTGTCCGCATCCTTGACCTTGCGCGGACCAATGACCGATCCCGCATCAAGCTGATATTGGAAAAACACTTCGCCGCCTTCCTCGAAGAAAGATGCGCCCGGCTTGAAAACCGCTTGACGTTCCAGCCCACTCATTCCGCAGCCTCCGCGACAGGTTCCGATTTCGCTTCCATCGCAGCCGTCAGGGCCGCAAGTTTCGCCTCAAGGTCAGCAATCCGCGCATCCGATTCGCTCTTGCCCTCCACGAACAGTTGAGCCTTCCGACGCAGTTCAAACCCACCCATGGAAACCGTCTTGCTCAGTTGGCCATCCGACAGGCCCGCAAGTTGTTCCACCGTGCGAACGTGCGACGATTTGAGTTCCATCACCATCGCAGAGTTCACCACCGGCCACTCCTCAAGCGGCGTTCCGTCAACCGGGGTTTCGCGGCTTTGCGTGAAGGCAAGATACTGGCGAGGCCACCGATCCTTGTGCGCCTGCTTTACACGCTCATGAACGACCGCATTGCGATCCCCTGGAACGATAATCTCGACGTATTCCTTTTCCTCCCAAACCTCACGGCCAAGGGCTTCCGTCTGGTACTCATTCTTGACGGGCTTCAGGTAGAAAAGCGGGATGACGTTATCGGGCTCGCTCATTTCATATACACCGTGTCGTTGCCAATCCTGTTAACCTGTCGGTAGCCGGGAAGCGCGGCCTTCGCGCCTAATCCCTTCTCCTCCAGAACGATTATAGGCGAAAACTTTTCGATTGTCGCCATCGCGCCGCAAATCGCTTGCGCTTCCGCCCCCTCTATGTCCAGCCAGATCAGGTCGCATCGGTCCAGTTCCAGACTATCGATCGACATGACCGGGATAGAGCCCCCGTCCGTGACCTTGTGCGCTCCGCAGTTGTCCGGTTCGATATGGTCCATGCCGCATGAGCCTTTTTCGCTCCCCAATGCCGCGCGCCAGATCATGACGTTTCCCTCCGTCACGTTCCGCTCCAGACATGCCAGATTGTCAGGGTCCGGCTCAAACGTCAGAACGCGCCCAAACACACCGGAAAGGGCTTTCGGATACACACCCACGTTGCCACCGGCTTGCACACAGACGCCCTTCTCTTTCACAAGCGGCAGAACGACCGGCATAGCCATGGCACACCCTGAGACAATCGCAGGACGGCCCCTCCGGTCAGAATCAGGCCACCAAAGCCCATCAAACGCCCTCACCGCATGAGCCTCCACATGTCAGGGATAAGCCCCTTGCCGTGAACCACGACCTTGACGCCTTCCTCCGTTAGCATCCGGTATTGATCCTGAAACTCCATAGCCTGCCGGATCATCCATCGGGCCGCTATGTATTTCTTGTCCATGAGCACGACCTCCTGAACCGGCTCACCGTCGTTCAATGCCTGCCCGTAAGCATGATGCTGACCCTCATGGTAGCAGCTATCAAAGCCATACAGATGGACCTTCCGATAGCCCGACAACCAGACCAGATTGAGCGCGCGAAGACCAACCGTCCCGCCCCCTGGAACCAGAACCACCGGCCTTTGATCCGGCCCCTCGTCAAACCATGGTTGCACAATCTCCATGAGGTCCGACCCGTCGCCCATGCCGTTGTGCCATAAAACAACATCATGCCCAGATAGAGCGTCAAACACGCATGGATGCACCTGCGAAGCGAGGAAATAGCGCACGGATTTTGGCGCATTAAACACCATGCCCGCATTTTCTTCCCGCGCATCAAGCATCACATGAGAATGAGGCGTAATCCCTCGATCATGCAGATAGGTCAGGGCGTTATTGACCGTGACAATGCGCGCACCGTTCCGCTTGTGGCCGCGTATGGCTGGCAAGCTGTCTTTCATGGATGGACCACCGCCAACCAGAACCACCGTTCCCTTGCGCTCAGGATGCCCTGAGAACCACGGAACATCACGCAGCACGTTCGCCCGCACATTGGCATAGGCAAAATCATGCGAGACGTTCATTCCCTTGAGTTCAGGGAACGCCGTGTGTCCGCCGACCTTCCACACACCGGGAACCCAGCCCTGATCAATCTCATGCGGCTTTGGGGACCCATGGAAGATAACCGCCTTGGCCTTGTCCGCAGGCCAGCCCGTTGCCGTGCGATACGAGACAAACCATTCAGCCGGAAACGTCTCCCATTGGCTGACGCTGGTGATCCATTCCTGGTCCCCGCCATTGACCTGTCCAGAGGGCAAGTACGGTCCTAAACGAGGGGACGGAGCATCAATCACATCAAGCGTGAACCGCGACCAGATTTGAGCATGGTCGCCATGTTTCCACTTCATCACTGACGAGTTGTAGCAAGGCCAATGCCAGTCCTGAATGATGCCATCGGGCAAGTCCTCCAACCGGCCTGTGACGCATACATCCAAGTCCATATAGAGAACCGGCTCGCCTGCGTTCCATGGCATGTCCGGCGAGAACAGAAACACCTTCTGCCACCAACCGGGCAAGTCAGGGTTATGCGGGATCGCCTCAATGCCGTCAGGAAGGCTCTCAGGATCATCCGTGAGGCACCAATGCCGCTGATCTTCGCCTAGATGCCGGGCGATCATGTCATGGAGTGTGTGGACGTATTCAGCCGGGTATTTTGTCCCGACGCGGACAGAGACGACGTTAATCATCGGGAAACCCGCTTTTTCCATTCGGCCTTAGTCCGCGCCTTAATGACCATTAGCGCTGTTCGATGGTCCCTGTCTGGGGCGCTATCTGACTTTTTAGTGTTACAAGCCCGATGCGTTAAGCTCAGATTGTTATGGTTCCGCCCGCCCGCTGCTTTTGGGACAACGTGATCCAACGACGGGCCGTCTGGGTGATTCATCGGCATAGGGTCGTCGGGATGCGCGACTGGTTTCAAGCACAGCGCACAAAGACCACCTTGCGCGGTCCAAAGTGAAATCCGGATGCGTCTCCGCTTCTCCGGGCATTTGATAACTGACACTCGCTACCCCAACACCGACGGATGCGTAATCGGGGACCAATGCGTGACATGATGGACCTTTCCGTCGTCCAGACGCCAACCGCGCTGGTACAGTCCCTCAACCCATCTTCCACACGCGACCACCTTTCCATTGCAAAGCAAAATGCGACGGTCTTTTGGGGTGTTTTCGTCTATCAGACGCCAATCTGTCATTGCTACCTCCATAGCAAAAGGGCGTCAGGCCGAAGCCCAACGCCCTCAAGCTACCACCTAGACCCAGTGGAGGCTAGGCCCGGTTAGATAGCGGTTTGCTTGGCGAAAAAGTATTGCCCGGCAGTAACGCCACCCGTGGTATTCACGGTGAAACCACCGGATCCCGCGTCAGACGACGCAGAACCGCTGGTCCCGATCTTGATGTTGTCGGTAGAGCCAAGGGCTTCCGACGCACGGGCATACAGGTGAAGACGGCCATCATTGGCGCGAACGGTCGTGTTCGTCGCAAACGCGGCAGTCGAGGACTTGGAGTCAAGGTCAACACCAAGAGACGGAGTGGTCGCAAAGACCGTAGCAGCAGTGGAAGCCATGTCGGCGCTCCTTTCGAGGGGTTAGTCTTGGAACAGGACGCCTTGCAGGAAGGCATTGGAAAGGGTCATGTTGCCCATGAACACGAGGGGCTTGACCATCGCATCCTGGTTGACCGATTCCTTGCCTTCCAGCGCCACAAAGTTACGCTGCGAATGCGGACGGAAGTGAATGTACTGCGTGTTCAGGAAGTACATGTGGTTGGTCGGGCAGGCCCCACCGTAACCACCGTCAAACACAACGTCAGCGCCCATGAACTTCAGGTTGGCATAGCCCGCTTCGCCGGTGTCGGTTTGCGAGATACGCTGGATCGCCTGAAGCGAGTTCCAGTAGAACTGGTAATAGGTGTTGTCCGCGACGATGAAGTCAGGGCGATCCGAACCACGCGAGCAACGCAGATAGAGCGTGTTCATGTAGCGCTGGATATTCGAGGCCGAAGCCGCCGAACCACCATCCGAGGTCGCTTGATACTTCTGGTTACGCCAGAAGGTCCACGACGCACGATTGATGCCGCCGACGGTGCCCGTGGTCGGATCATCGGCCACAAGCAGTTGCAGGCCACCGATCTGCTTACCGCCCGACGCAGTGCCGTTCGAGTAAACATCCGAAGCAATGTTGTTCGCCATGGTCTTCTCAGCGTTTTTGATGCGCGACCCGAGAAGGTCAATAATCGCATCCGAACCGCTGTTCTGCATTTGCTCCAGACCGGAGATGGAGACGTTAACCGCCGCCTGTTTCCAGTCAAACTCAGCCGCAGTCAGAACATCCGAGGGCGAGATGTTCAGAATCTCATAGCCGGAATAACGCTGGAACGTGACGTTCTCGGCGTATTCCAGTTCCTGGACGATGGTGCGACCGCCCGATGCGGGCTTCACGGTGCCGCGCTGCTTCATACGCTTCAGCAGGGCGTTGTTCTCAGTCACGTTGTCAGCCAGCTTCCCCGTGCGATTGCGCAGGGTCGTGGTGATGATTTCACTCAGATTCGGAGAGGCCATACCTCTGTTCCTTTATGCTCGACCGGCTACCTGTTGCATGGCAGCGCGAATGTCATCCTCAATGGAACCGGACGACGCGACTGGCGAGGCAGACGCAGGCGATCCGGTGACGGAAACCGCAGCGCTCTTTGCTCTCATCGTCTTGGCAGTGTCCGCACGATCCACCGACTGCGTAAGCAAGGGGCGAATGTCCGCACGCATGTAACAGGCCGCGATGTAAGCCTCTTTCAACGTAGTGGCCTTACCTGCCTCAAGAATTAGCGCCATCTCATCGCGCACGTTCTCTGCGTACAGGTTAGCCGGGTCGTTGAAAAACGCCTCAACCTCGTTGACAAGCGGAGCCGTTTGGCCCTGCTCTACAACCTGTTTCAACTGGACGATTTGAGCCTTTAGCTGCTCAATCTCAGGGTTTGCCTGTCCCGTCTGGGCTGGGGCCTGTTGCGAGGGCTGGGGCGATCCCGCCTGTCCCTGCAAAGATACGCCGTATTGACGCGCCAGATATGCAATCGCCTGGGCGGGGTCCTTCTCCAACCAGTCAGACGCAGCAAGAAGCTGATTAACAGCCGTTGCCTCGTCTATACCCGCAACCTGCCACTTCTGGCGGTGCGGGGCGATAACACGCTCCAGCGGTTCATACCGCTTCAGTTCCTCAGCCTTCCGAAAGAGCCCTTGTTCGATCTCCAACTCGCGCTTGGCGACAGCCTGTCGCACCGGCACGGGTAGCTTATCAAACTCAGCCTTTGCGGCAGGGGACCACGAAGATGGAACGCGGCTGACAGCGTTTGACGGCTGCTCCTCGCCATCTTTTGAGGCAGGTCCGGTATTATCTTGCGCCTGTTCCGTTTCTTTTGCAAGAAACTTTCCGTCAGGGCCACGCTTGCGGCCTTCCTCGCCGGTTTCTTCCGGTTCCGGGGCAGGCTGTTCTACCGCAGCCTCAATCTCGACAGGCTCCGGTGTCTCGACCGCCTGCGCATCGAAAGCCGCGCGAATGTCGTTCGCAATATCGTCTGTAACCGCGTCGTTATCCATTGTAGCCAGCCTCCACTTGCTGCATTGCTGTTTTCACGTCATTGGCAATGTCCGCCATGTCCGGCTCTTTCGGAGCAGGTGCGGACGGTATAGGGGCGTCGCCAATAATCTCGCACCCCATAGCCTTAACGGCTTTCTCATAGGCTGACCGGCTATCGTAAAGCCTGCCGTCCGCATGGTTCATGGTCGCATCCATGCCGTCCGCTCGAATGGCAGGGCAAGGAAGGTCAGAACGCGCCTTCCTGAACTGTTCCAGGCATTCACGCGGCCATTGGTCCAACTGGTGAATATCACCGCAGGACTGGCATTTCCTGAACGACATTCTCGGCATTAAGGATTGACCAGAGCCGGAACCCGGTAAGCCGTTCCGTTGCTGTCATAAAGGATCAGATAGCCCGTGGGCGTCGTAGCGCCTGCCGTGTAAGCCGTGTCCGTCGTCAACTTGCCCTGGATCGACCCGAATGCGCTATCGTCCGCCAATCTGGCCTGAACGGTCGTCCCGCTCCGCTTGAGCGCCGGAAAGCTTGATGTGGTCCCGCCAAGCTGGAGCCGCCCAAAATCGGTTTGCGCGTTGTTAACAAGGCGCAGCAGGCCATCTGACGATGATGCGATGATCGTGCGTCCGCCAAACAGGAAGGCCCCATTCGTTCCTGTCTGGACGTTACCGCTTGCGGTTACACCCGACGCGGAAACAGCGCCGACCGAAGTCACAGCGCCCGCCTTGCTCACCCGGAACTGGCTTACCCCGCCAACCTGCAAATCCATAAGCAGGGAGCCCGACGCAGACGCCGTATCCGTCGCATTCATCTTGATGGACACAAACGTCGTGGAGACGTTGTTCCATGTGTCCGTCATGTCATAGACGTTAGCCATTAGACCCTCGTTTCAATGTAAGCGCCTGCCCGGTCCAGAAGCGGAGACGCAGCGCGGTCAAAGATTGTCTTGTCAGGATAGAACGGGCCGACATCGTTCCATGATTGAAGGCCCAGACCCTGCGCGAAGCCCGTCATGGCTTCCGGCAGGCTCGTATAGGTCCGGCCCGTGCGATAGTTCAGCCAAAGCAGAAACCGCTCATTGAACGTTCCAGCCGTCGCGATACCCTCTGCCGTGAACATCAGCATCAGGTCGTCATTGTACGGGTTGTTCGTGGTCGTTCCGCTAATCGCCCTGGCAGCGGCTTGCCTGCGCCCCTGATTGCTCATCACGCACTCCCCTGAGGCGTCGGATCGCGGGACAGGGCAGCGGCCTTAAGCTGCAACTCCTGTTGCTTGATCTGCAACTCAGCCGCGCCAAGCTGGCCTTCCATCTGCGTTCTGGCCTGTTCGTTCTGGGCCTGAACCATGGCGATCTGGCCTTTCATTTGTTCGGCCTGTTGCTGCGCCGGGTCAGGCTGCGGAGGCCCTTCCGGTTGCGCAGGCGGCGTCTGTTCGGCAGTCGAAAACACCTTGTCGATTACGTCTTCCATGCCGCGTGAGACGTTGAACAGGCGAGCGCCTTCCTTGAACATCTCGGCAAACAGCGGGGCCACATAAGGCGCAGACGGCACAATCCCCGCCGCCGCAGTCAGCAAGCCCGTTGCCGCGTTCGTAAACTCGATGAACGACTGTTTCTGAGATTGCTCATCCGCTTCAATGGTCGAATCCGTCTCGACCTCCACGCGGAACGAACGCAGCTTGTCGTCTTTCATCAAGGCTTCAACCTCCTCCCATGAAGGCTGGTCCATGAGTTCCAACTGCTCAGGCGGGACCGGAGGCACGGGAAGCCCTTGCTGTTGCGCTTGCATCATCACGGCAATCTGTTGCTTCTCGGCCTGACGCAGAAGTTTGATGCCCGTCATTTGCGACAAGGTTTCCGGCGAGAAATGCTCGGCAATCACTTCAGCCATGATGCGGATCACGTCACGGGCAAAGCGGGACACATCCTTCTGACGATCCCGAACCCTCAGGCTACCCCACTGCGCCTTGATCCCTTGCGCCGTCGCCGTCTCATTCGGATCGCCAGCCCCGCGCACAATGTCGCTAATGCCGGTAATGGCGTAGATGTCGTTAAGCACCTGTTGGCGCGCCTCGTAGCAAGCCTTCAGGACCATCGCGACCATATCCACGGGGACGTAATCAATGAAGCCCTTGGCCCCACCAGATTCTTTCCACATGGCCCAACTATCGACCGGGATAAGCCTGTTCTCACCGCCCGGCTCAAACACTCGCGCCAGTTCGTTCTTCGCCTCGCCACCGTAGAACCCGACCACGCGCAAGGCCGCCTGAAGGCTTCCGATACGCTGCGTCAGTTCGTCCAGTTCCTCCGCTTGATCCTGATACATGACGTAATCAGCGACCGGCAGAAAATGGCCTGGGGCCTGCGTCGTGCTCAACGGCTCAGGGCAGGGAAAGAAGTCCTTAAGCCCTAGCGGGTCATCGCGAACGTCCAGCACGTCCGTGGCCATGGACTTGCTAATCCAGTAAGCCTTGCGTTCGTGCTTGTCCCAAATCTCATAGACCTGACCGCGTTTGACACGTTCGTCCGCGTCTTTGCTATCGTCATAGCCCACCGGCTTCCAATCCAGCGGGACCGCGTTACCCTTCTCACCGAAACGCTGCGTTAGCTGTTCGCGGCTCATGAGAACGCGCCGACCCACCCACCGGACCTCTGCCCATTCCCTTGCCGGGTTTGTCAGAAAGTCTTTCCACTGAACGTGGTCGCAAAGCACTTCCTCATAAGCAACCGCTTCTGTGTCGCCCTCAAGGTCATCGTTAATGTCGGCGTCTTCCTCGCCTTCGCCAACTTCGATGTCTTCCTCAGGCTCGATCTTGCGCATGTGTGGGACATAGCGAACCCACAACTGGCCACGGCCCGGCAACAGGTAGTCATCCCGTACAAGTTCCATCTTGCCGTCAAAGTCATAGGACTCCAGCGTATAGACCAGGGCACGTTCCAGAATCTCACTGACAATCTTGGCGACTGCATCTTCATCCCTGAACCGGCGCGTAACGACAGGAACAGGCGTCTTGGCATAGATAGCCGGGCCGATTGTCTGGACGTTGGAATACAGAACCGCATACCGACGGCGAGGCTGGATAGCCGTACCGCCATCTGCCCTGCGTTCGTCATTGCGATAGCGCCTGACGATGATATCGCCTGACCGCCACCATTCTTGCATGGACTGTTCGGCAGTGTTTATCTCCTCGATCCATCGAGAAGCCACTTTGCCTGCGTCAGTCAGCGGTTCGTTGGAAGCCATTTGCGCCTCTGCATCATTCCGCGCAACATACATGCGTTTGACCGCAAATCAAAGCCTAGGCCCTGTCTGCCCGTGACGTAGGTGATCCGGCTAGAAGCTGATCAAAGGTCATGTCCATAATGCCCAGTATGGGCTTAGGTGCTTCCACGACATCTGGCCTTATCTCCCTGTAGGCCATGGCCAGATAGCGGGCGGCGTCCGCAGCGTGTGATGTCCAGTCGTGCTTGGGATGATCCCGGAACACTCGCGCCTTCTCGTCATAGTCCGCGCGGTATTGCCTCAGGGCTTCCAGACCATCACGGCACTTGTCCCGATCCCACCAAATGCGAGGGAACATGACCCTGAGGGCATTGATGCCGTCCATGATCTTGTGCCCTGGAACCAGCTTAGGCTTCAAACCTAGCGTCATCATGGTTTCAACGCGGGTTCGGCCTGTGCCTAACTCTTTCACTCGGGCGTCGTGAGGAACGTAATCATCCCCCCGCTTGTAGGGCTTGGCGTGCATCATCTTGGCGTAATGGTCTAGGCCAACGCCGTTGTTCTCGTAGAAGTCGATCACGCGCACTTCACTGCCGACGGCTTGCCAGAACCAGATGGCCGTTGAATCGCCTATGCCCAAGTCCCAGACGGTATGCACGGGCAGGGCAGACTCATACGGAACGTCTGTGATCCGTCCAGACCGCTCAGCCTCGGCCATGTCCCGACCGTAATACGCACCGATGATTGCTGCCTCAAAGCTGCATTCAAACTCCTGTTCGTATTGCTCCGGCGTCATCTCACGGCGAGCGGCGGCAAGCTCCCTGTCTGGAATGATGCCTGTCTGACTGGCGGGTAGGTAAAACTGGAACCAATCGGGATCGTTCTCGGCCCGGCTGAACATCTCATAGAAGGCGTTGCGGCCCTTCGGTGTGCCAATGAACGAAGCGCCCCCCATCCGATCCGCAAGCAGGGGACGGATGACCTCACCCCATACGGCAGGGTGCATGTCTGCGTATTCGTCCAGAATCACGCCATCGAGATACAAACCCCTGAGCCTGTCGGGATTGTCCGCGCCATAGAGCCTGATCTGGTGCCCTCCGATGATCGGAATGCGCAACTCGCTCTCGTTAGGCGCTCCGTCCATCACTGGGGCGGCGTATTGCTTCAGGTAGGTCCATGCAACGTCTTTGGCCTGGTTGTAGTACGGCGCGACATAGGCAAAGCGCCCGTTCGGCTTCTGGCATGTCACTGCCTGCCTGATCAGGTCATTGATGCATGATACCGTCTTCCCGCAGCGGCGATGCGCAACGCCAATGGCAAAGCGCTCTTTCCTGTCATGGTAGGGCATGAACACGCGGCGAGGCGCGTAGGGGATTACTCGGGCTTGAGCCATGTGACCGTTAAAGGGCCACCCTCAGGGCCTGTGACCTCTTGCTGGATTTTGTCGCCATACTTCTTGGGCAGCAGTTTGGATGCAACCCATTTGCGGCTGTCAACGCGAAGGCGGTCACGGGCAGACAAGGCTACTCGCTCTTCAACGCCAAGCCCTGATCCGTCTGCAATCGTAACGATTTCATCGGCCATAGTTTCGGCCTGAACCTCACGAGCCATCGCGTATTGCTCTCGAAAGCGAGTATGCTCAGGGTCGGCAAGCCACCGAAACACAGTGCCCATGGCAGGCATGAAGTCATCACGGTCTGAATTGCAAATAGCCCGCAACGATTCCCCGTTAGCGAGCCTTGTGCAAATCTCGTCCGCAATCTCTTGCGTATAGTCTGATGGCCTTCCGGTATTAGCCATTAGGTCCGTTTGGTTCGTCTGTTGCGTTTCTAGCCTTATTGCCGTGGCGCGGGCTTAGAGACGCAGGGGTTATGCCCTTGTGGGCTTGAAATTGTCAATCAGGGCGCGATGCATTTATGCGCCAATGATGTTGCAAGACGTGACGGCAGCAGCCGAGGCACCTGTGGCCCCTGCCGCATCTGTCGTGAATGCATAGGCAATGCCTGTGGCAAAGTAGAGCCCGCCATTCGGGATAGACACATCAAACGCAGCGTTCGCCGCCACAGCCCGCGTCAAGATTGGTGTATCAGTGCCAATCGTCGGGGCTGACGCCTTGTTATAAAATTGGATGTACGTAATAGCCGCGCCGTTCTGTCCCCAGAACTGGACAAGCTCACCAGCCGACGCTTTCAGGAAGTCCGGGTTTCCAGATGATGCGGACGACGCAATACGCTTGCTGACGTTGGGCTTGCGGTCTCGATCCCAACTCGTACCGTTGAACCGGAACCCGCCCACGGCAAGCATGTGATTGAATGAAGTCGAGCTGTTTTGCGGATAAACCAGGGTGTTTGCCGCCGCGTCCGTGCCCGTGAACGCCGCACCAACCGCAACCACCTGCTGACCATTCAGCCCGTGCCAAGACCTGACCGCATCACCAGCCGATACAGCAGTCGGAGCCGAAGAACCGGCAACGCCCCCTTGCAAAACAGGAGCGCCAGATACCGCAGCATCATGGGCAGCAGCGCCGACAACAACGCTAGGATCGGCCGAAGAACCAGCCGGAACAGCAGCGCCGTTCTGGTCAACCAGTGTGACAGCTTGAGCAAAGCCTTTTAGCCCATTCGGCTCATGAGTTTCCGAAACCGGAACCTCCGCTACGGCCTGAAACTCGGAAGGGCTGGAAACAGTCTTAAGGGCCATCAGGATTTATCCGACGTAAGAGGGGTAAGTGTAATCATTGCGAGGACCAGCCAAGCCGTCCGAAATAATGCGGAGACGGCGAACCTCACCATTGATTGTCGCCTGGACCTTCACATCTGCGTTGTCTTGAACCGCAGACAGGCCCAATGTGATTTGGTTTCCTGATATGGTCGGCGTTCCGACGGTGGCACCATTGCCCGTCGCTGTAACCGTCGTCGGAGCGCTACCGCACTCAATCTTTACGGTGTACGTTGCGGCACTGTCGTCCGACTGGCCAGTGAGCAAAACAGCAGCGTTGCGCCCGGCGTCATACCCGCCAGACCCATACACACCCATCCCTCCACGATCCAGAAGGCTAATCCGCACTGTCCAGTCTCCCGACGCTCAGTGCAATCACCCTACACGGATTTAGTACAAACGGCAAACCCCCAGCTATTCGGGTTTATGCGTCAAGGCGGATTGGATCATATCCTTAAGCGCTTGAGCCGGGCGCGGGCCTAGCAGCTTTTGCTCATCGGGGGTTAGGGTTAGCTCTATGCGTTTGAGGCCCTTGGCAGCTTCTTTGGAGCGTTGGATTTGCTTTCGGATAGCGGCGGTCATTGCGTATCCCTGACGGCTTGTTCAAACTCTTCCGAACTCATGTCTGTGGCGTCTATGTCACCTTCGCCAACATCTTGACGCCAGCCCCAGCCACCTTCCGCTTTGAAGGTGAACCGGAACCCGGCGTCTTGAAGGGTTAGGTCTTTCACTCGCCACACCGCGACATTTGATCAGCCAAAGCCGATTGAGACAAAGCTTCCATGGCTTCGGAGAAGGTGGCAAACAATCCGTAGACAGCGCCGCTGCGCAGGTTTTTGATGCCGTAGCCGTTTTGGGTCTTGATCACTTGGTGGGTCATGTCACTCTCTCCCTTTGATGGATTGAACATACGCGACCGGTCACAGGTGTCAATCGCCCTGTGAAATTATTTCATCGCCGCGCGCAGCTTCTCAGCCAATGCCAGGACATCCGAACCCGTGAACTCAGGATCAGGACGGATTAGTGTTCTGTCGGGCATCTGGCCCATTAGGGTCAGGATATACCGTGTCTCTGCGGGAGTGAGGGTCATGACTGGCTTGCCTTAATCGCGTCCAGCGCCTTAATAAGAATTGACTGCGATACAGGATCGTTAGCGCCAGCAAAATGCTCTGCGAGCCGTTCAAACTCTTCTTCCGTAAATGCAACCGAGCCGGGTTTGGCAGGGCGATACTTACGAAGTAACTCTTGCTGTTCGCGGAAAGTTACGTCATTTCTATGGTTCTGGGCAATGCGGTTTGAGATTTCAAAATATATTAGCCGCCCGTCTTTCCAGTCACTCTCCCACCCCTCTTTCTCAAGCTGCGCGCGGATCATGCGCTCCTCTACAAGCCGCCAATACCCCACCCTCCCCCGATGCGGCTTGTCTTCCGGTCGTTCGTAGGCAAACAGCGCGCCACACAGCGTGTCGTTCGGGTGAGGCTGAGTTAGCAGCATATCCACCCACTCCGATTCTGACACACCCTCTCTCACGCCTCTACCTTCTTCTTGTTTGGGGAACGGGTCATGCCAGCCCCAGTCGCCGCAGTTCATCCTCAATCGGGCTTTCATCAAACCGCATGAATGCCTCCGCGCTCTTTGCAGCTTTCAGGGCTTTGGCCTGTGTGTCCTCATGGCCGGTTTCAACCGTTAGGCCATTGGCACTAAGGGCGAACCTGTAGCCGATGTCTGTCTTTTCAATCTGGATCATGTGTCCCTGCAAACGTTACTTGATCAAACTTCTCAAGATACGCCATCGCCATGCGCATTATATTAGCCCATTGCAGTTGCGTAGGTCCGATTGCTTCACAAGCATAGATATAAGCGGCCAGACGATTAGCGCGGATATCCGAGTCCATTAATCATTCTCCCTTTTCACCTGAAAACACAACGCCGTTTTGATCGCCCCATGCCTGTATCAGCGTGATCAGGTCAGCCATTTCTCCCCGGCTTAACTCGCTGGAACGGTGGCCAAGCGGGAACCAGGTATCGCCTTCGAGGCTAGGCAACATCTCTACATACGACCCTAGCGCCTGCATGAAAACCGCTTTCCATTTCATTGGGTCCATTTTTACGCCGTTGTGGGTGGGCTTCTGTTCGGCCACTTCAGTCAGCATGGCGTATAGCTTGGCGTTCTGAGGCACACTGCGCCGAGGCTTGGCGAATGATACCCGTGTCAGGTCGGGAGAAGCCATGACCCACTTGCACAACTTCTCCCTGTCCTGTTTTGATCGAATGACGACCGTCGCGCGGGTCATCGATCAGAACGGAATATCATCGTTCAGGTCGTAATGGCTCGCCGCTCCAAAATCTCCCCGTCCCTTGTCCTGATTATCTCGAAAGCCACCGCCCCCGGAAAAACCGTCATCACGCTTTGCAGGAAAGCCATCGTCACGCGAACGGGTCGGCTTGATGTTTCCAGCAAGCATGGTTCCGTATTGTCCCTTGGCCCAGAAGGCGAGGTCCATCTTCACCACATCACCGGGCCTTGCGCCTTCGGGAATGACGACCAGCGCTGAGCCTTTCCAGTCTGGCCCTTTCTCGTTTTTCTTGTCGCGCTCTTTGTAGATCGTCGCGTCATTCGGGCGAGGCTCAAAACCAGCCATTACAGTTCCTTCCTTCTCAGATCGAGTTCTTCACGAAGCTGGATGCGCCAGCCTTTCGGGAGCGCCTTGATGTCGTCGTCATGGTCGCGGCAAAACTGCTGCCATGCTTCCAAGGTCGGCAACAGATGGATGGCCCCTAGCCATGCATCCATTGTCTCGCCCCATCCGTCACGCTTGGCTTGCGCCGCGCTCATACCTGGACCTTCCGCCCCATACCAGTCGGGACCTTCCGGCTGGACAGACACGTTAGGAGCCTTGAAGGGCTTTGCACCTGCCGCAGCGTTTCCGTCATCATCATCGACTGGCGCAAGGCCAAGCATCGCCATGAGAGCAAAGCGGCGTCCGTATGTCGTGGCCGATCCTGCTTCATGCGGCGACCATTTCGTCAACGGCATATCGAAAGCGGTCTCGATCCATTCGCCGGATTCGTGGAAAATCCGCGTGGTGATCGTCAGGGTCTTGGCTTCCGTATTCGTCACGCCCGGCCCTTGAATGACGCAAAGCCCGTTTTCAGCCAAGGCTTCCCGGCTGGCATCCATACAGGCCGCAAGCGTGGCATAGGTACTCACCTTGCCATTAGCCTTGAACGCGGCGTTCTCAGCGTCTCTCTTCACGCCGGTCATAGCCGCTTGTGCCTTCACCATGGCGGCGGCAATCCTGGCGATTGTCTCAGACGTTCTCATTCATTTCTCCATCAAAAACATACAGGCCACGGACAGCCGCCATCAATCGGATTTGCTGCTGGATCAATCGTTCCCGATCCCCTGCCGAGACGGATTGAAGCCGCTCTATATTCCCTATTGCTGCGACTAGATCAGACATACAGGGTTCAAAGGTTGTGGGGTTTCGGGGGGTCATTCGCCTTCCCTTGCGGCCTTGCGGGCGTTGGCAGCCGCGATGTTCCAACGCTCTAGGCCCGAAAGAAACTCGTCGCGCTCAGACGGGCGGATGAGGATGATGTCGCGGTCCACAAAGTCTAGGACTTCATTTAGCGCCGCAGACAACTCTTTTATCCGCTCATCAGCCCACACAAGCGCAGCTTGCGCCGTTTCAATGTGGCCGACCAGATCATCAAGATTGCTCATCACTTCGCCCCCACAATGTCAGCCGCCGTGGCGAAGAAAGAGGGCTTGGCGGGCGGGTTGGCTTGACGTTCCAGTTCCGCACCCTTTGCGATAACATTCCGCGCGTCGTCGGTCGTGCAATCGTAAAACGCATCAACGATGCATTGCAGGGCATGTTCAGGGTCCAGATTGTATCGCGCGTCTTTCGCGTTAACAATCTTGTCCAGTTGAGCGGACCAGCGCACAAGCGAGCGCGCCATGTCTTTGCCGATATCAGACAGGGCGAAAGCCTCTTGCGCTGTCTCGTCACGAAGGCCCGGATATCCCTCCGCAACCACGTCAATGTAGGCGTCGATTGCTTCTTGGAGGCGTTCTTTGGCAGTCATCTGTCTTCTCCCTTAAGATTTGGCGGCACGGTCAAAAACATGCACGACCGGAACCTTGATCGGCTGGCGTGTCTTCCAATCGCGTCCGTTAAAGCGCTTTGTGACTTGAACGCGGAAGCCTTGCGCCTCTCGCGCGTCAATAAATGCCTGCATTCCTGCCCGCGACGCCTCGCTGACAAAAGCGCGCGTTTCGATTGCCGGATTTTGAGCCGAATGGCTGAACTTTGTCGGGTTTGCCATCTGTCTTCTCCCTGTCAGGCTTGGCCTAGTGACGATAGATAAGCACGTCCCGATGAGTGAGGCAACAAATCTTTTTCGTTGCCGAGCGCTTTTTTATCGGCTAGCGTTCGGCATCACTCACGGGAGGAACCCCATGCAAACGCACATTGTAACCGCAGATCAAGTTAAAGACGGCATCTACATCGGCACTGTCGCCCTGGATAACTTCATCGGGCACATTCATATCGCCGCGCACCTTGGAACAGTGTTCTTCAAGGCTATCAAAGCGTCTGGGCGGATACGAGCCGAGGCCGGTTCGGGCATCAAGGCCGGTTCGGGCATCGAGGCCGGTTTGGGCATCAAGGCCGGTGAGGGCATCGAGGCCGGTTCGGGCATCGAGGCCGGTTTGTCAGTCATCGCCAAATGGGTTAACTGCCCGCTGCGTATTTTCGTTGGCCTCTGCCTGTGGCGCGAACCTGCCGCTGATGAAATGGAACTGCGAGCCGAACTGCGAAACGGAACCCTGTGTTTCGGAACGCACGTCCCGCCCGTGGTTGAAACCGAAGCGGACGAAATCCCCATGGCGGACCAACTGACCCCTGACGAGGTTGCAGCCGTGCGGAGGCTTCTCGCTAATGCCTAAGCGTTTGTACGAATGGCGCGACCATCTGAGCGAGCAAGAGGAAAAACAGCTTGCCCGCTTGGAGGCCCGCAAACTTACCGCCAAAGCCGCGCTGACCGTGGTTTTGGACGCTATTCAAGTCATCCGCGCGAAGGCTGTTCAACGTGCCCGCGCTCACGCCCTGAAAGGCAAATCATGACCGTGCAAGAAGCTGTCACCCTCGTTACCGAACGCCGTGCGAAACGTGCCGGGGTTCCTGGTGTTTTCCGCGTTTTCCGCAATGAAGCGGATGAAGTCGTTATTGAGGTTTTTGGAGAGAACCAATGAGCATCCTTCGCCTTATCGGCTGGCCTTGGTTCTCAAAGCGTCCTGTTATGGACACGGGCTGGGAACGTGATCCGTTCTATGATGAGCGCCAGCGTTCGCGGTTAAGGCTGGCCAATCTTCATGCGGACTTGACCTACGCTTACCACAAAGCCAAGCGCCAGAAGCAGGCCGTCAAGCCTGTCTTGGCAGAACTGCAACGGGTTCAGAATGAGCGTCTGCGTCTGGAGCAAGAGGGGAAGTGAGACAGGAATTTCAGGACTGGTTCGTTTCGACCGGCATTATGGTCGTTTGCGG